AGAAGGTCAACGGCGTGCAATCGCATGTGGATCCGTGCGAGCAGTCGAAAATCGAACGCATGACGCCCGGCGAGTTCGACGAACTCACCCAAAACACGATTGCGAATCAAATGGGGGAAAGTCACCCACAGCAGGTTCAAAACGTTGGAACGACGCCGGTTCAAAACGGTTCTGCACCCGCATCTCAGGTTCAAAACGGTTCAATGGAAAGTTACGAGGCAAACAAAAACGCCTCCTCCAGCTGGCGGTTCGAAGACCTCGCCCAGTTGGCATCCGGCATTGAACTGCCTCCCACCCCCACCGTGTTCCAGCGCGAGGACGGGCAAGGATTGTTCTACCGTGGCGCGGTCAACGACCTGCACGGTGAACCCGGCTGCGGCAAAAGCATGATAGCCCAGATCGCCACCGCGCAGGAATTGAAGAACAACCGTGACGTCATCTACATCGACTACGAGGATTCCGCACGCAATGTGGTCAAACGCCTCCTGCTGCTCGGCGTGACAGGCGAACAGATAATCAGCCACCTACACTACGTGCGACCAAGCGCCAAACCATCCAGCCCCACCAGTCTCGACGGGTGGCGCGAAACCCTCGACTACGCGGACACGGCCACGCTCACCATCATCGACGGCGTCACCAGCTGCCTCGCCTACGCAGGACTCGACAGCAACAGCGGCGACGACATCGCCGCCTGGTACAACACCATGCCCCGACTCATCAGCGCATGCGGGCCAGCAGTCGTATTGATAGACCACGTCGTCAAGTCCAAAGACAATCGCGGCCGCTACGCCGGCGGCAGCATGCAGAAACTCGCCCTCATCGACGGCATCAGCTACAGCGTGGACATGACCAAACCCGTCGGCAAGGGCGTGCGCGGCACCATCGTCATCAAAAGCGGCAAGGACCGAATCTCGGAGATCGAGGAGCATTGCGCCGTCAACTGGAGCAACGGCTCACACTTGCGAGAAGCCGCCCGCATCGAAATCAACAGCACGAACCCGAAACTCATGCGCGTCACCATCGCACGACCGAACATGATGCCCAGCGAAGACCGACAGGCGAAACGCGACGACTTCCGACCCGCCGGACTGATGGAACGCATCAGCCGCATGCTGGAGGACTCACTCGAAGAACCGAACCAGTCCGAACTGTTCAAGGCACTGAAGGAAGACGGTTCCGGAGCGCGTACCGCCGTCATGAGCAAAGCCGTGAGTCTGCTCCTGCAGGAGGGTTTCGTCTCGAACCGCTCTGGACGCAACAATCGTTCGATATTCAAATCCGTCCGACCGTACCGGCAGATAGACGACCCGAAATCCGACGCCTATGTGGACCGTATGAGCAGGGAGGAGGCGAGTGAATTGGATGACGAAAACCACTTCGAAATCTAGTTTTTCCCGTTTTTCCCAGTTTTTCCGAGTTTTTCCCGGAAAAACTGAGCCATCGAGTCTAGTTTTTCCCCACACTCCCCGGACACACTACGTGTGTGTCCGGGTGTGGGAAAAACTACGGCTCGCCCCTCCGGAAAGACCAAAAACACCCCTCAACGACACTAGATTTTCCCAAACCAAAGGAGCCCAAAATGTCACTCACATTCAGAGAGCAAATCGAAGAGACCGCATGGGAACTCGGCAACGGCGAATGCACAGTGCCCGAGCTGCGTCAGCGGTTCGACGACAATCCCGACACTCCGAACTTCGACCCGGCCAAGGCATTGGAGATGCTGCACATCCTCCAAATCGTCAACTACAGGCATCGAGGCAGACCAGCCCGCAGCCATTTCCTAAAACAATCCGAATACTCGGTACTCGATTTTGACATTCCGAAGCCAATCCCCAAGGACGAGCGGGAACGCCAGACGCGGATTCAGTGGGCCAAGGACTTTCGAACCATAGCCGACTGGCTCGACGCGAACTGCTATACGGAAAGCGAGAGGTCATGAAGAAAATCAGAATCATGCTCGACCAGGAAGACGGCACCACCGTCACCCTCGGCAGCATCGAAACCGGAGGACAGTCAGCCCTGTACACATGCCATCCCCGCATGATGTACGACGAATCCGTACGGAAACCCGTATTGGACATTCTGGGCAGATGGGCCCTGCATCTCCTGAGCGACGCGGAGGAAGCATGAGCCAACGATGTGACCCGCACGGACCAGGATGCTACTACCGTTGCCCGATCTGCGGTCAATGGTGGTGCTACGACCCGCGAGACGGATTCTGGGAATCAATCAGCACGATCGAAATGTTCTTCTGCCTGCACCATGTGTGGAGGCAGGAACGCAAGCACAGGAAGGCGACTCATGGGCGAACCGATTGACCTCACCCAACAGGCGCTCAACGCGCTGGCCTCATCGGGTCTGGGAAACGACAGTCCGGCCGAGGCGTTCGTCATCGGCTACCAAACCGGATGGCAGCAGGCAATCGACCTGTGCATCGAAATCGAAGCACAACTCAACAAGGAGGATCTCAAAAATGCGCAGGCATGAGAAATGGAGCGTGGAGTCCACCATCGGGCTCGCTTTCGTCATCGTCAGCGTTATCATCGGCGGGATGGTGCTGGCCGTCATCAGCCTCACCGCCGTCGCTACCATGAACCCGACGCCGGAACAGACCATCATCCAGAAAGTCGAAACCACCGGTGACGTCAAACGTCTATGCGTCGAAGCTCGCACCGGCGAGCACATCGAAGCCATGATCTGCGAGCTTATCGACCAGCAATCAGGAGGCGTCATGCGATGAGCGACGGCAAGCGGAGGGCCAGTGAGCGCAAACCATCCTGGCTTCGCGCGTTCGTTCCGAAATCGAGCCCCCTTGTGGTCACTGTCTGCGAGGGGTGCGGCCTGTACGTCATCGAGGATCGCGAAACCGTGTGGGATGTGTGGGATTGCGGATGTGTGGAGGGTGACGACCTGACCGTGGCGATAATCCTCGGCCGCCCATTGACGCGCGTGGTCTGGCTGCCCTCCGTCGGGCACCCACTGTTGCGCAGCGTGAGCGGATGTGCGGGCATCAGGCCGGACGGCCAATACCTCACCGGGCACACTTGCCGCTTGGCGAGGGTGAGCGTCAAACCGTTCACGCCGCCGAAAATGGAGCGTCCGCCGGGCAGGCCGTGGGGCGGGCGCAACCTCACGAAACGCGAGATAGAGGAGTTCAAACGAATCTGGAACATGCCGTATTCGCGGCTCAAACATGAGAAAGCCCCAACCATGGTCGGCCAGGGCGATGAGAAGCAAACATTATTCTAGCCGACCAGCCGGAAGGGGCCAACGTGAACTGCCAGAACTGCAAAACGATAACCGAAGAGGGATACTCACTGTGCGAGGCATGCGAGCTGCGTTTCGCCGGCACGCTCCTGCGATTGGCGCGTGACGTCATGCCATTGCACGACTCATTGGACGCGACACTGCATCCGGGAGGGCATTCGCCGGTCAGGATCCAGACGGCCACTCCCCCGACGCCAATCAGGCTCGACGTGCTCGACCTCATCGACATGCTCGACGCCACGGCCCGCGAACTATGGCATCGTCTTGACGGAATCGATGCCTTGGACTGGCGCAAGGATCCACGCATGGAGGACCTCGAGGCCACGCTCATCGCATGCGCCGGACACCCCAAACTCGCCACCTTCGCGGACGCCGGCCTCTACATGCACATCATCAACAACCTCGCCCGCAAGGTCGACCTCGCATTGGATCCACCCGAGCAGCGCAAGGAGATCGGCACGTGCGAACTGTGCGAGACCATGCTCACCGCAGGAACCAACGACCAGTGGGTCACGTGTCCCGTGTGCGGCAGGGAGCAGCGAGCGCAGACTGTGAAACTGCGTAGGCTCAAGACATTGTGCTGGGATGACTCCAAGCGAGGTAGCGCGGCGGACATCGCCAAGGCGTTCACCGAGGCGGGTATCAAGGTCAGCCGTAAGACCATCACCATGTGGGGGCAACGCGGCAAGATTTCCCGTCACGCGGATGGATACGCCTACTGCGACGTGTACCGGCTGCTCATCGGACCCGCTGATTTGACAGTTATGGCTTAGTGTTGCCATAATATGCAGTGGCAGAAGTGTCGAAAAACCCAGCTCACGTGGCTGGGTTTTCGCGTATCTGACCTCTAGGTGTTCCGGCCAATCCCCAGCGGCCGGAACACCGTATCTCCGATATCGATATAGAATCGATGACATAACCGTAAACTACATTGGTGTCGTCCTAGCTGGGGAGCTGTAAATGGGAAAGAAGCGTACTGTCTACTTCTATTCTGGAGTTGATTACGACGAGACCGAGAAGCCCCATCCATGGAAAGATTCTCAGTGGAGAAAACTCATTCAATCCCTTAGCGAACCTGCGGCATACAAAATTAAGGGTCGACAGCTAACCGGATCTTGCATCGACTGTATCGCGCCTGCTGTCCAGTGCCTCCATCTGGCGAAGGAACGTCCGGTACCGGATTGGCCGGAAGCTGGGGACGACAGCGGCAGAGTCGAAAATCTAGCTCTGCGGAGAGACCAGACCGGCATTAGCTCTTTATACGAATATGCATATATCCTTCCTGTGACGGGAACGTCGTATGTTGCAGTCTTTCGCTCATCGGGAGGTCCGGCCCCTTCGGCTATAGCGAATTGGGTCGCCGCCCACGAGGATATGTCCGTAAAAGGTCTTTCCTTTTCCCTGGAGCCTGTGCTGCGTAGGAATGCACGAGAGAAACTGGAATCGGCCCTTGGCGTCAAGAGTATACGGGCACGGTTTGAAGGCGTTCCCGATAGCGATGGCAGCGCCATAGATCGCGCTGCAGCGGAAGCCGGAAAAGTTGTAGGAAAAGACGACTACGCCAATGTTTCAGTAGAGATTAACGTCACTATGGGGAGATTGAGCGTGTTAGGCCCGGCTACTGACGGCATTCGAAAGGCTCTTAAAGAGTTGCTTAATAACGCCGTCCTCGACCAATTCGGGGACGGCCCCGCAGGCCGAGTTAAGAAGCTGATCGCGAAAACCATTCAGCCTCGCGACAATGGTGGCACAGCATCCGAAGATATAGATTTCTTTGCTCAGCGGCTAACGGTTGTAACCGACTTTGGCGATACCTCAGATGACGCTTTGACTCCTGAAATGATTCTGTCGGGTATGATGGAGGCCATTCGGGAATTCCGCCAGCAAACAGGCGAATATAGAATCTAGATGATTGGAGGAACATGATTTCCTTCATCGAAAAGACAACAAAAGACCATCCAACTAGCGTTACCATTTTCATAATTCTTTTGGTGCTGGCGCATGCTATTAGTACTGCTTTGGGACTCCCGAATTGCTGGCAATCGATTATTTCGATGAAAGACCCGCCGATGGATTTGTATGTGGCCATGCTGAGCGTCTCCGCCTTGCAAGCGAGCTTCGCAGGAGTGATAGTCGTTTTTGGATTGTCAACACAGCCACAGGCATTCCGAGATCTGAGGGTACGAGCAGGAAAAGCTCTGGTGGATAATTGGATGTCAATTAGCTATAGCGGTTTTCTGAGCGCCGCCTGCGCCCTTATTGCGTCACTGATGGCTTTGATGGGTGGTGGCTCATTCGCGCCATGGGCGTTCGAGCTTTCTGTCCTTTTTTGCGTTCATGGCATAATTCGACTGTTGTGGCTTCTCAAAGATCTCATTCAGGTTGTGCGGAATGATGATGCCAGGATGGAACAAGAATCCAACGAGCGCTAAATCGGGATAAGCCCCCATCATCGGATGTGGCTTACCTCATGCTTGACTGCTGGGTATGGTCGTCCCGCTGTTCGACACACTGCCGACATGGAGCCCCATGGCATTGGGGCAATGGCCATACTGCTCTTCAGCGGCCACGTGGCAATCAGTATCTTGGTCGCATTGCCGGCATTGTATTCAGCATATGCTCAGCTTAATGATGTGCCAGGAATCCTCAACGGCAATGACTGGACGGAATAGCAATCCGGTTCGTTCGGCAATCGAGGAAGATATAGTGATGGTCTCTATGGGCCCACGGACATGTGAGGGGCATGGGACACGGCAGGCAGCGAACTAACTGGAACTCTAGCGACAGAGGTTCGCGGCTGCCTGACGACTGGCCCGAGCGCAGGTCGCTGGTCAGGGCGCGGGCTCACGGCTTGTGCCAGGCGAAGCAGCACGTTCCCGAATGTGATGGAATCGGCACGGATTGCGATCACATCGTCGCGGGAGACGATCACAGTCTTGACAACCTGCAATGGTTGTCGCATCCTTGTCATAAAGCGAAAACGGAGCGTGAGAACGCAGAGAGGAATGCCAAGCGCAAGCGAATGCGCAAACATCCGGAGGAACGTTTTCCCGGCCTGCTCGACTGACCCGAGCGGGGTGGGAGGGGACTCCCCCGGCTTGCCGGTAAAACCGCCGGATAGCACTTCCGATTGTGCATGCGTCATAAGCGCCCGTTTTTCGCAAAATCCCATTTTTATCGGAACGTTTCCTGGTGCCTTGTTCTGGACGGCTTTACATGCCGTATGGGGCCACGTGGCATTCTCCGTGCGGCTTTCATACTTCTGGTATGAACGTTATTTATGCGGTGTCACGATATTTGATAATCGCTGATATTTGGCCGTTTTGTTGTTTTATTAGCGTTGTCACGATATAATTAAAACGTGACACGATGTGAATTTTGTGACAAGGAACTCCCCGAATCCCAAGGACCGGGGCGCAAGCGCCGGTTCTGCGACGACCGATGCCGACAAGCCGCGCACAGGACCGGAGGGCAGATGCCGGTTCCTTCGGCGATGGCGATGGCCGATCGTTGGCTGCGCTGGCGCAGGATCACCCGCGGCGACGGAACATCGAAACTGCCGGTCACCAGTGATGGATCCCCCGCGTCCAGCACTGATCCGTCCACATGGGCCGCGCTCCCACACGTGGAATCCTCCAATATAGGCGAGGGCCTTGGCTTCGCGCTGGGTGACGGTTTCGCGTGCATCGACCTTGACCATTGCTATGACGAGCGCAACCATCTGGCCCCGTGGGCGAAGATGCTGATAGCCCCGGTTGCCGATTCCACATGGATCGAAATCAGCCCGTCCGGAAACGGACTGCACATCTGGGGGCGCTGCGGCGAGCGAACCGGACTGAAGGTCCGCAACGAGCTCGGCATGAACATAGAAGCCTACAGTCAGGGACGTTACATGACCTATACGGGGCACAGATTCCGCAAAAGCCCAGCAAAACTCGCCGACCTGACGTTCCTGTTCGACGTGATCGCACGTCTCGCCTGACCCGCGGAAAGGAGGTGCACGTTGCCAAGACCAAGAAAAACGGCCGGGCATCGCATGCCCTCCGGGCTCATGAAGGACGGCAAAGGGCAGACCCTGTGGCGTGACCTGACCGGCAAATGGGAGTTCACGGAATCCGAATACCGGATGTTGGAGAACGCCTGCTACACCGCGGACCGCATCGTCAAGGAACGTCGGGCCATCGGCGATGACCTGACCGTCTCCGGCAGTCAGGGACAGGTCGTGGCCCATCCGCTGCTCGCGCAGCTCAGGCTCGACGAGGAGCATCTCGCCAAAACGCTCTCCCGCATCGTCATGCCGGAACCAGATGAGAAGGAAAGCGCCGCCACCGATGAGGGCGACAGGTCCTCAAGGATGCGTGACGTGGCCCAATCGCGGTGGGGAAAGGCATACGGTGGATGATGGCGAGGCTGCTGACCAGACGATCCGCGGCCTACATCCCCTCCCATCAAGCCGAATACCGGGAAATCATCGACTGGTACCGCAACGCCCTGGCCAGCGAGCCCGCACGGGAATGGAATACCGATCCGGTCACCATCGGGCCCACATGGAAGCGCGACGGCGACGGCTGGGCGCTGCCCGATCTTACTTTGGGCTGGAATTTCCTGGCTTGGAGCGGTCGTTGGCTGCGTAACGCCAAACAGCGTGCCCCATGGAAGTGGACGCTCGAACAGGCGCGTTTCTGGCTGTGGTTCTACAGTTTGGACGAGCATGGCGTGCCTGTTCATGACAATGCGGTGCTGCAGCGGCTCAAGGGTTGGGGCAAGGATCCTATGGCGGCCGGCGGCGCCGTCGCCAGCTGCTTCGCCGACCTGACCTTCGACCGGTTCGACCACAACGGCGAGCCAGTCGGCCGCGAGGAGCCGAACGCATGGGTGCAGGTGTGCGCCGTCTCACAGGAACAGACGAAGAACACGATGAAGCTGCTGCCCGGACTCATTCCCGCCGAAACCCGGCGTATGTACGGCATACAGCTCGGCAAGCTCAACATGTACGCGCTTGGGGACAGCCGCCAGATAGAGGCCGTCACCTCAAGCCCGCTCGCGTTGGAGGGCGGACGTCCCACGTTCCTGATCCGCAACGAAACGCAGAACTGGAATTCCAGCAACGGCGGTCATGACATGGATGGCGTGCTGTCCGGCAACGCGGCGAAGTCCGAGGAATCGGTGAACGTGAAGATGCTCGACATCTGCAACGCTTACCGAGACGGCGAGGACAGCGTCGCCCAAAGGGTGCGCGAGGCATGGGAGGGCACGCAGGGCGACCCGAACAGCAACGATCAGGGTCTGCGGCCGAAATACATGGATTACGGTCTGCTCTATGACAGCATCGAAGCCGCGCCGGACACCACCATGACGGTGGACATGATTCCGAAGGTCATCGAGGACGTGCGCGGAGATTCCACGTGGCTGACCACATCGAAGATCGTCAAGACCATCATCGACCCGAAGAACCCGGTCTCCGAAAGCCGACGCAAATGGTATAACCAGTGCGAGGCCCCGGAAGACGCCTACGTCACCAGCCAGGAATGGGATGCCAACGAGCATCCCGAACTCAAACTGGAGGCCGGCGAGGAGATCACGATGTTCCTCGACTGCTCACTGACCGACGACGCCACCGCCTTGGTGGCCTGCAGGATCAGCGACGGTTTCACGAAGCCGCTCGGCCTATGGAAAAGACCGCCCGGCAAACGCGGCGAAACATGGAAGGTGCCACGCGAAAGCGTGGACGACACCGTGCGAGAAGCCATGCGCATCTACCGGGTGGTCTCCTTCTGGGGCGACCCCAGCCACGTGCTGGACGACGAGACCGGCCTGCACTATTGGGATCCGCTGTTCGACGCATGGCATCGCGAATACGGGCGACGATTGAAGCTCTGGGCACGGCCCGAAGGCCGTGACAGGCACAGTATCATGTTCGACATGGTTCGCCTCGACGTGCAGAAAAGGTTCGTCACCTACGTCGACCAGGCGTACACCGCGATCTGCGACAAGGACTTTCCCCATGATGGCGACGCGAGACTGCGTTCCCACATGCTCAACGCGCGCCGCCAGCCCACGAAGGCGGGCATGAGCATCGCCAAGGAGGGGCGCGAGTCCCAACGGAAGATAGACCTCGCATTCTGCGCCATAGCCGCGCGCGGCATGCGACGCGAATATTTGAACAACCGGAAGAAAGGCGGTGGACAGGTATGGTGACCACCGGTTACGCGGACGAGAAGACCGCCGCGGAAGCACTGCGGGGCTTGCTGCTGCCCGCCTACGGGGAGGAGATCACCCGTTTGAACCGCATCGACCGCTGGTGGCGGTGGAACCCGAAACCGATCCGCCTGCGCAGAGCCACCCCCGAGCATCGCATGCTTAGGGATATGGGTCATACGCCATGGCTGAGGCTTGTGGTGACCACAATCTCCCAGACCCTCTACTTGGAGGGTGTGGATATTCCCGGCAAGCAGGACACGGATTCGGCCCGCCTGTTCTGGCATCCATGGGTGGCCAGCCGCATGGGCCGCCGCCAGGTCGCCTTGCATAAGGCGGCCATCGCCTACGGTTGCGCGTATGCGACCGTGCGCGCCGTGGAATCCCCGGAAGGCGGCGTAAGGGCCGGAATCGACTGCTGGTCGCCGCGCGAAAGCATCGCCCTATATGACGATCCGGCACGCGACACATATCCGCAGGTGTTCATGCGTCGCCGGCGACTGTCCGACACCGTGGACTCATACGAGCTATGGGATGCATGGAACGTATGGCAGTGGAGACGCGAGCAAGGTGTCTACGAGTTCGTGGACTGCACGCCGCATCTGGCGACCGATTCCTATGGGCAACCGGTCTGTCCGGTCATCCGATACACGAACGACCTCGACCTGCAGGGAAGGGCACCCGGCGAGGTCGAACCGTTCATCCCCCTTGCCAACCGATTGAACAAGGATAATTACGACCGGCTTCTGGCCCAACACTACAATTCGTGGAAAGTACGCACCGTCACCGGTCTGGACATGACCGAATTGTCGGACGAGCAGCGGGCTGACCGGAAGGCCAAGCTCAGCCAGGAGGATATTCTCGCCGGCGGCGAGGGTGTCCAGTTCGGCACGCTCCCGGAAACCGCGCTGTCCAGCCTCATCGAGGCGAAACAGGCCGATGTGGAGGAATTGGCGGCGGTCAGCCAGACCCCGACCACCGCGTTCGGGAAGATGGTCAACGTGGGCGATGCCGGAATAGCCGAAAGCCGCGCCGGCTTCTACGCGAAACGTGACGAACGGCAGAAAAGCTTCGGCGTCAGCCATATGGACGTGTTGCGTCTGGCTGCAGGCATCGAAGGCCGCGTGGATGATGCGCGCAACTTCGATCTGACCCCATTGTGGGAGGATACGGATGTTCGCACCATCAACCAGGCGGTCGATGCGTTGGGCAAGGCCGCTCAGATGCTCGGCGCGCCCAAGGAGCAGCTGTGGGACATGATTCCGGGCGTATCCAAGTCGCGCGCCGACTCATGGCGTGAATGGGCGGAGAACCATCCGGACGCGGACACGCTAGCCGTGCAGGCATATCAGGCTCAGATCGAACCGGCGGTCGATGATGGCGCGAACCAGTGACGGTGCCCTGCTCACCGACAAGCACCGGCGCGCGCAGGTCAGGCTCGCCATCACCGCCGACAGCCAGGCCCGCCGCATCTGGGACTCCACGCTTGACCCGAACGATCTGAAACGCACGCAGCCGATATGGAAGAACGCCATCCTCCAACTGTTGCAGACCTGGTGGCGAATCAGCGCCCAGACCGCGAACGATTACCTGCCCCGGTTCCGGGAGGCCGAGACGGGCGACGGCGGCTTCGAAACCGCCATGCCACGCTTCGACCGCAGACAGGCCGCGCAGAACATCGACTGGACAGGTGCCACGAATGTGCTCTGGCATATCGCGCGAGGAGAAACGCAGGAAGCCGCCTACGCAGCCGCGCGAAACCTGTTCCTCGGAATATTCCATGAGGCAGTGCTCACCGGCGGTCGCACCACGATAGAGAACTGGGCGAAAAAGGACACGAGGGCCGTGGGCTGGCGGCGCGTCTCCGACGGCGACCCGTGCGCGTTCTGCGCGATGCTGGTCACCAGAGGACCCGTCTACACGAGCGACGAAAAGGCCGGTCTTCGCGCGTCCGACGGCCATAAATACCATCCGCACTGCGGGTGCACCGTCGAAATCGTGTACGGGGACTGGCGTCCCACCGAACGCGAGCAGCAGTGGATCGACGAATACTACCGTGCCGCCGAAAGCCTTCCCTCCAAAACACCGCGCACGGCTGAAACGGTTCTGCCGCTCATGCGCCGCAACGGAACCTTCCGTGACAGTTCGACCATAAGAAGCACTCCGGAGTTCCTTGAGGCCAGACGCGCCCAACGCAAAGCGGCCAATAGCCCGGCCGTCAACAACGTACGGACATTGTCGACAGGCAAAACCGCCGTGCGGCATTCCGACGGGTATTGGGTCGAAACCGGTGCGAATCCGTCCGCCGCCGAAAGAACGGTCGCCAAACAGATGACGGACCTCGGACATGATGTCACATTCCGCAAGCCCGTCGACGAGCAGCATGTCAAGACGCCTGACTTCTTCATCGACGGAGACACCTGGGAGCTGAAAACCCTCCACGGAAGCGGCAAGAACACCGTACTCAACGCTCTGCGCAAAGCGAAGAGCCAGAGTCCGCGCATCATTCTCGACATCACCGACTGCCCGAAACCGATGGAACAGATTGTGGATGATTGCATGAGCAAACTCCAAAGGCCGAACAACAGGATCAGAGAGATCATCCTGTTCAAGGACGGGGCCATCGAACGGCGTCTCAAAGGGTATACTAAGAGTTAGAAGGCCGGTGCCTTCCACCCTTTAAACCTTTTGGTCTGGTGGAAGGTTCCCGGCCTTTCACCTTTCCACACATAACATCCAAGCCACCGTGAAGTTCATGGTGGCTTTTCTTATGCCCGCAGGCCGGGCGGAAAGGAAACCATCATGGCAGACGACACCGAAGACCAGGCCAAGGAGCCAGATACCGGCGCTGCCGGAAACGAGCCGAACCAGCACACAGACGATTCGAGCCAGAAGCCGCCGTGGGAGCGCGACGGTGAGGAGTTCAGCCCGGAGAAGGCGTGGAAACTCATCGAAAACCTGCGCGCCGACAACACGAAGCTCAAGGAATCCAACGAATCCAACAGCGCGAAACTACGCGAGATCGAGGACGCGAAACTCACCGAACAGGAGAAGCTGCAGCGCGACCTCAAGGAGGCGCAGGAACAGCTCGCCACGGTCAATCAGGCCAAGGCATGGGCCGAGGCCCGCGCCAAATACCCACAATTGACCGAACAGGATTTCGACCTCATCGGAGGAGGCACCCCCGAGGAGATCGCAGCAAAGGCCGCAAAGCTTGCGGCACGCATCCCCGCACAGGAGGCGGGCGACGCGAATTCCAAGAACATCAACCCCGTGATCCGCGCCAACCCGTCAGGCGGCTCCGACCCTTCCCATACGGAGTCGAAGGACTGGCTGCGCGACGTGATCACAGACAAGTAAGGAACCTATCATGGCAGACAACTTCAACAACACCATCGGCCGCACCGACCTGGGCGCGAGCCTCATCCCCGACGAGGTCTCCCAGGAGATCATCCAGACCGTTCCGGAATCCTCCGTTCTCCTGACCCGAGCCAAGCGCATGCGCATGAGCTCCAAGAAGAAGACACAGCCCGTGCTCGCATCCCTGCCCGAAGCCTACTGGGTACAGGAAGGCGCACTCAAGCAGACCACGAAGACCGGCTGGGAGGACGTGAACATCACCGCCGAGGAGATGGCCGTCATCGTGCCCATCCCCGATTCCGTGGTCGATGACGCGAAGATCAACCTGTGGGACACCATCAAGCCGCTCATCGCGGAAGCGTTCGGCAAGAAGATCGACGAAGCCGGCATCTTCGGCGTGGACAAGCCCGCCACCTGGGGCCTCGACATCCTCGCCGGCGCCACCGCCGCCGGCACGAACATCGCGCAGGGCACCGGCGTCGACCTCGCGCAGGATGTCGCCAAGCTCGGCGAGAACCTGAGCAAGAAAGGCTACGCGGTCAACGGCTTCGCGAGCCAGCCCGGACTCAACTGGCAGCTCGTCGGCCTTCGCGATGCGAACGGCCAGCCGGTCTACACGCCCAGCCTGACGCAGGGCGTCCCCTCCAACCTGTACGGCTACCCGCTCAACGAGGTCAAGAACGGCGCATGGGACGACACCAAGGCGGTGCTGCTCGCCGCCGATTGGAGCAAGTTCGTGGTCGGCATCCGACAGGACATGACCTACCAGCTGTTCGACCAGGGCGTCATCAGCAACGCGGACGGCAAGGTCCTCTACAACCTCATGCAGCAGGACGCCAAGGCACTGCGCGTGGTCATGCGCGTCGGCTTCCAGGTCGCCAACCCGATCACCCGAGTCGCGGCAAAGGGCACCCAGTACCCGGCGGGCTTCATCACCCCGAAGGCCGGCAAGTGATGGCCAAGCAGATACGATTCATTTCCCAGCCCGCCATCATCGACGGACAGGACGTGGCTGAGGTCGCCGCATTCGACGTGAAGGGTCATCCGCTCATCGTCGGCTCGGCCCCTGCAGCCGGTTCCGTCACGAACGAGATGCTCGCAGGCGGCATCACCAAGGACAAGCTGGCCGAAGGCGTCATCCCCGCCGCCTACTCGCTTCCCGCTGCCAGTGCAAACGCGTTGGGCGGCGTGAAGAAAGCCGCGACCGTGGCCGCCGTCGCTGCCGCCGACGCTAAAGCCGCTGCGGGTGAAGCGCCCACCAAGGCGGAGTTCGACTCCGCGGTGGCCGAGCTGAACGAGACGAAGAAGCAGCTGAACGCCGCTCTCGTTTCGCTCAAGGCGGCCGGAATCATCGCCTAGAAGGAGCCGTTATGGCGGACAAGGTCAGAATGCCGGCTTTCGCCGAGGTCGCCGATCTCGCCGAATGGCTCGGGGAAAACATCGATGAGAAAACGGCCGACTGGAAGCGCGCGGAACGCTGTCTGAGGGCCGCGTCCAACCGAATCCGCCGGTATACGAAACGCAGCTGGGTCGACGAGTCCAACAATCTCGTGGATCCGCTGCCGGAGGACATCGAGGACGTGACGCTCGCCTGCGCCGGGCGGTTCTATTCGAATCCGGAAGGCGAGACCTCATGGTCCCGTCAGATCGATGATGGCATGGACGGCGGCAGCAGGAAGGTCGACGAGGCCGGCCTGTATCTGACCGCCAGCGAAATGCAGACATTGGACGATCTGATTGCCGACCAGTCGCCGCTCATCGGCGGCTTGGGCGTCATCTCCACCACAAGGGATGAGCATGCCAGTCTCGACATGCTTCCCGGCTGGTTCGACGATGACAATGACAATCCAAGCTTCCTGAACGCGAGGCTGAGCCAGTGAACGTACCGCGATTCAAAACCGCCAGCCTTGAACGGCTGCGCTCATATGCCAATAGCCTCATGTTCGACCAGTGTCGTGTCATCCACGTGGGCAAACCGGTCACTGACCCCGAAACGGGACTGGTGGAACCGGCCGTGAAAACCGTGTATGAGGGCCGTTGCAAGGTGCAGACCTCCGGCGGCTTGGCCGCCGAGAACACGGAGGGCGGCATCGTCGAAGTCCTCGGCGCCGTCACTCCCGTGTGGAGCATGTACGTGCACTTCCCCTACGGCACCACGGGATTGTTGCCGGGCGACGTGTGCGAGATCACCGAAGCCAATGACCCGAACCTCAAGGGCAGGAAGCTCCGGCTGCTGAACATGCAGTCGGAGAAGTCGCATGCGACCGCATGCCGGTGGAACGTGAAGGAGGTGGGCAACAGCAATGAGTGACGTGACCATCGACGCTTCGGAGCTGACCGCCTTCGGACGCAGAATCGCCGCCGCTCACGCGATGGCCGGGGTCAGTATCGCCAAGGCCGTGAAGAAGGGGGCTCAGGTCGTCAAGGAGAAAACCCAAAGCGACCTGAATTCCAGCAGCAACGGCGGATTGCACGTTGTTCGTGTGAGATACGAGTTGGGAACCACCGGCTCGCAGATATACGCGGACATAGGCCCCGAAGATTCCGGCAAAACCCGCAAACACGGGCACACGGGCCCCACCGTCGCCGCGATCGCCTTCTACGGCACCGCGCGAGGCGGCGGAACGCACAAGCCCCCCGAGCATTACGCCGAAGAAGAATTGCCCACGCTCGCCGAATACGTGGGCGATGCCGCCGACGACATGCTGATAGGAGCCACCGGATTATGAGCGTCATGGACCTGACCAATGCGGCTCTCGACCTGCTGCCCTCCATGCCGTCCGGCGTGAAGGTCTACCGGCAGGAGGAGCCGCTGGAGTCGGAGATGCCGCCGTGGATCATCGCGCGCGTCTCCACCGACCGTCATGTGGCGGCGGAGACGATGCGGTTCACCGCCCACTCCGCCCTGTTGGAGGTTCGCGCCGTCAGCACCACCGTCGACAGCGTGAACATCTGGTGTGACGACATGCTGATTCCCGCGTTGGCGAACCGCTCCCCCACCCGGCCGTCTGGCTACACGGTCGGCCAGCTCACCCTGTACGAGGATTCCGGCGCGTACGCGGCCGGTCTGACCGCCGACGACACCGCGCGCCGCTACCAGGTGCGCGTCCTCCGGTTCCGCTTCACGTGGAGCCGACCATAGTCAACCAATCATTTACCAAAAGTCTTCAACGCCATCCCACACGGGGTGGCCTTTTGCTTCAAGGAGCACATTATGACCCTGAAACTGGGTACAGAGATTCCTGGCACCAGCGCCGATGGCAACATCACCACACTATGGGTGCCGACGATCAAGGACATCAAGGCCCCCACCATGGCCGAGCTAGAAGCCGGCACCGACATCTCGAACTACGTCATGCTCGGCGGATGGAGCTTCGACCCGTCGCAGGACGCCGTGTCCGACCAGCGCGAGAACGCCGTGCAGGACTTCGGGGCCCCCGGCCGCAAGAGCGCCGGCGACATCAGCATCGAGGTCATCGACAACACGAACACGGAGCACCAGGAACAGAACGAGGCCGTCACCCTCATGCACGAGGGTGCCTCAGGTTATATCGTGCGCCGTCGCGGCATAGCCACCGACGCGCCGCTCGCCGTAGGGCAGAAGCTCACCGTCGTGAGCGTCACCTGCGGCGAGAAGCAGGTCATCAACCCGGACGCGAACACCATGATCCGCTCGAAGATCCCGCTGTTCGCGAAGGCCCCCGGCTGGGAGTCCGAGACCGCAGAGATCTCGACCCCAAAAGGCTGACGCCTCCGACCGTGACCGCCGCAGCCCGTAAGGGCGGCCAGACGGTCACGGTGAAAGAGGCCATCGCCGGCGGCTGACAATTCTTCCGTGCGGGGATTCTAAACCTTTCTGGCCCCGCACGGGCATTCTCTCTTCTCTCTCAGAAAGGTTTTCAGACTTTCAGAAAGGGATAATCATGGCTTTGGAAGTGAAGCGCAAGCGCGTGGACGTCGACCTCATATTGGATCAGGAGAAGGCCGAAAAGGTCGCCGCATTGGGAGCCGACCTGGAGCGCGCCATGGCGCAGCATGTGACCGAGGGCGGCAACGCCGCCGCCAAACGCATCGCCGAACAAATCGACAAGCTGCGAGGCGAGGTGAAGGACGACACCGTCCGCATCACCCTGGAGGCGCTGCCGCTCTCCCAGTGGCGTCAGGTACTCGAAGCGAACACCGTCACCGAGAACGGCGTACCGAAGCAGCGCATCGAGGACATCTGCGCCGACGCCGTCAGACTCATGGTCAGGAAGACCGTGCCGGAAACCCCTGTGGATGATCTGGCGAACGTCATGACCGAACTGTCCGACGGCCAGATCAGCCCCATCTGGTATGCGATCCGTGACCTGAATGCGAAGCTCATCGACCCAAAAGACGCACTCGAATCAGCCTCGCGGATAATCCGCAGACAGTAAGGGAACTGCGAATCTGCCAGAAGCTCGGCATCAGCTACAAACGCTGGCTCGGCTGGGAACCATCGTATCGGGTGGAACGAGACGAACATCGGCGCATCACCGGCTACACGCCGGAAACCGAATGGGATGCGACCGAACGCGAATGGATGCTCGCGCTCGACGAATACGAACACTCATTATGCCCCCAATGCGGCATGCCCATAAGCGTCTGCCACGACGAGCAGACACCCTTCCATTTCACGGCCGACGTCGGCATATGCCAGATATCGCTCATGCAATCCCTCAAGCTCGACGAGTGGAAGAAAGACCATGCGGACGAGAACGAGCTGAAGCAGTCCGCATTGACGGTGGGAATCAAACCAAGATAAATCTCAGGAGGCCGCTATGGCTGGCGGATTGAACCGCAACATCACAGTCCGCCTGCTCGCGGACACTTCGAACTTCACGGCCGGCATGGCCAAAGTCAGCGGCGAAAGCCAGAAGGCTGCGACCACCATGGAAGCCGCCGGAGGTAAGACCAAGCTCATCACCACCGGTGTGGCCGCAGCCGGTGTGGCCGCCACCGCGCTGGGCGTGGCCGCAATCAAGATGGCGGCGGACTTCGACGCATCGATGAGCACCGTGCAGGCCAACACCGGTGCCTCCGCCGACGAGATGGCCCAACTGCGTCAGGCCGCCATCGACGCCGGCGCCGACACCATATACTCGGCCACCGAATCCGCCGACGCCATCAACGAACTCGGCAAAGCCGGCCTGTCGACCTCCGATATTCTCTCCGGCGGTTTGAGCGGCGCATTGAACCTCGCAGCGTCCGACGGCATGGAAGTCGGCCAAGCCGCCGAATACATGAGCTCGGCCATGGCGCAATTCAATTTGACCGGCGCCGACGCCACGCATATCGCCGACCTGCTCGCCGCAGGAGCCGGAGAAGCCCTCGGCAACGTAAGCGATTTCGGCGAGGCGTTGAACAACGTGGGCTCCACCGCCAACAAGTTCGGCCTGAGCATCGACACCACCGTCGGCACATTGGCCGCATTCGCGCACCAAGGCATCATCGGAGCCGAAGCCGGCACCCAACTGCGCTCCGTGCTGCTCGCCCTGACCAACCAGACCGAAAAACAGCGGAAGGCCACCGAGGAATACGGGATAACCCTGTACGACGCGCAAGGCAACTTCGTCGGCATGAGCAGTCTCGCCGGACAGCTCAAGGAGAAGCTCGGCGGACTCACCCAGGAACAGCGCAACAGCGCCATGGCGACCATGTTCGGCAGTTACGCCATCCAAGGAGCGAACGTGCTCTACGCGGAGGGCGCGAGCGGCATCGACGAATGGACCAAGAAGGTCAGCCAATCCGGCTACGCCGCGGACCTCGCCGCCAAGAAGAACGACAACCTGAAAGGCGATCTGGAGAATCTGAGCGGCTCTTTCGAATCCCTCATGATCTCTTTGGGCGAGGGCGGTCAGGGACCATTGCGCTCCCTCGTGCAAACGCTCGACACCTTGGTGGATGCGTTCAGCCAACTGCCCGCACCAGTACAACAGGGCATAGTACTGATGACCGCGCTCGCAGGAGGCTTCACCGCCCTGCACTCCGCCATGGGGCCATTGAACGCCAGCAGCTCGCAGACGGCACGGAACTTCGGCCTGATGCTCGACCCGTTCCAGCGAGGCATCACCGCCATACCACTGCTCAAGGAAGGCGTCATCCAACTTGGCACCTCCATGCTTGGCACATCAACCAACGCCGGCACGCTTGCCAACGGACTGACACGAGGCCAGACCGCGATGAACGGCATGAAAAGCATCGGCAGCGGGCTGTTCGCCGCCTTAGGCGGACCATGGGGCATCGCCTTGACGGTCGCGGGGGCATTGCTTGTGGGGTTCGCCCAATCCGCACAGGACGCTAAAGCCAACATCAAAGAATTCTCCAGCGCAATCAACCAGTCCGGGAACGCTGTCGAAACACTCATCAAGAAAATCGCCAGCGGCGAGGACAAAACCTGGGACTTCGGAGACAAGTTCGCCACCGGCTTAGGCTCTCTTGGAGAAGCACTCGACAAAGCCGGCATCGAATACAGCACGTTCGCAAAGGCCGTCAACGGATCCAAGGAAGCGCAAAAACTGTTCAACGAACAGATGAAAAACGCCGAAAACAACATGTCCATCATGCAGACAGACAGTATCCGAGACAGTTACAATAAGCTCTCCGATCAGGTCAGCAAAGCCAAGGAACAGGTCAGCAAAACCAACACGGAAGTCGCCAAAGCGAAGGACAGCGGAGACACGGCCGCCGAAGGCACCAACAACTACGCCGACAGCGCAGACAACGCCACCACAAGCGCCGAAGACCTCTCCGACGCCATTGACGATCTGGTGAAAGGCTTCCTCAGCCTGCCGGGAGTGCAGTTGTCCGCGGATCAGGCCGTCACCCAATTCAATCAGGGCATACTCGATCTTGACGAGAGCATCGCGAAGAACGGCCGAGTGCTCGATGACAACGGCAACGCTCTGGCGGGCTATGAGTCTCAGGCGTATGACAGCCAGTCCGCTCTGCAGGGCCTTGCGTCCACCGCGCAGAGCACGGCGCAGAAGATCATCGAGGAGGGTCAGGCCCACGGCGATGCCGCTGCTGCTACCCAGCAGGCGGGCGATATCCTCGAACGGGCACGTCAGGCGTACATCGACAACGCGACCGCAGCTGGCATGAGCGCCGACGCGGCCGCTGCCCAGGCCGACCGATACGGGTTGGCCCGCAGTGAGGCCGACAACCTGCGTCAGAGCATCGAGGATATGAACAGCACTGCCGCTAACCCTGTTGACGTAAAGATTACGATTACGGACGAGGCCAGCGACGTGCTGGACAAGGTGAAGGTGAAAGCCGAGAAAATCGATGACAAGACCGTGCGTTTGACCGGTGACGACAAAGACCTCATGGACAAGATCGCCGACGCCACCAACGCGAAGATCGACCCCAAAACCGGCTACCTTGATCTGGATAAGAGCCAGTTCGACGTGGCGATGGCCATTGCCGGCGGAGCCAAGATCGATGACAAGACCGGCATCCTCAAGGGCAACAACACTCCCCTGTTCGACAAAATGGTCGAAGCGAACGGCTGGCATATAGATCCCAAAACCGGTTACATCTATGGCAAGAACGATCAGGCTTTGCAGGCCATTCGCGATGTTAACAACGAACCCTTGGAAACCCCGAGGGAGGTCACGATCACCACGAACATCGTCCGCAACTACATCGACACCTACATGAAAAAGGACGTGCCGGATACCAGCGTGGGCGTTCGCCCGCCCTCCAAGACCGGCGGCCTGTTCAACGGCTACGGGGTTTCGATGCGCGGCTACGCCACTGGCGGCCGTGTCGTCGAGGGCCTCCTGCCAGGCAAGGCCACCACCACGGGCGGCGACAACATCACGTTGACGAACGCGCGCGTCAAGAGCGGCGAATTCGTGTCCAACGTGAAAAGCGTCGACTACTACGGCGCCGACCTGTACGCGGCGATGAACCGCAGGCAGGTTCCGCGTGAGAGGTTCTACAAGCCGAACCCGATGGTGCTGAGCCAGCCGGTCACGAACAACCAGACCGTCAACCAGACCATCGCACCGGTGTTCGAGCAGAAAATCGTGCGCCAGGCCGATGACCTGTATGTGGCCGGGTCGATACTGCACCGCGACGCGGTGAAAACCGTCGGAAGGCTGAGCCGAATATGAGCGATCTGTGGACTATGTACCCGCACTTCGGGGAACTCTATGCGGGCGGCACGCTGATATGCCGTTTCAACCCCGACGACTCCCGTTCCCGTGGCCTTTACGTCACCTCGAACGGGGTCGAGGGTTGGGACACGATGCCGGACGCGAAGGTGGAGCTGACGGAACGAGGCCAAGGTGACGGCGCGCACGACGTGCCCGAATCCGACCTCATCTATTCGGCTCGCACCGTCACCGTGCACTACGAGGCCATCGGACTGTCGCGCGGCGAACTGCTCTCCATCATGCGCAAGATCAACCGGCTTGCCCACCGAAACGCCCGACTCCGATTCAGCGACGGAGGGGAGGACACCTACGTGGACGGCTATCTGGCACAGATGGGCCGCAGCTCCGCATGGCACCCCACGCTGGAAAACGACCTGACACTGCATTTCGTATGCCCGCGACCCGAACGCCTCAGCTGGACTCCGCACCGCTGCCAGTTGAAGCCCACATCAGACGGTCGCGGAGGCCTGTTCTACGGCGGTGCCAGGGCGGGGCTTGTATACCCGTTGACCTACGGCAGGCAGGCGACGGACTCCCGCAATGTCGGCACGCTGCTCAACAACGGCAGTTCGCGCGCCTACCCCGTGTTCACCGTCTACGGGGGGTTCGACAGCGGTGTCATCCTGCAATTCTCCGGCGGTTCCTCGATACGGTGGACGGGTTCTGTTGGCGGAACGCCTCTGGTGTTGGACTGCCGGCTGGGCACCGCGACGATGGGAGGCCGTGATGTGAGCCGTTATCTCATGTCGCGCGGCTTCCCGACCGTGCAGTCGGGTGGGAGCCTGTCGGTGTCGTTGCAGTCGGCCGGCACCGGCTACGTGGACTGCCTCGTCCGTGACACGTGGATGTGACTTCCCCATCTTTTCCCCCATTCGTTTTCCTTTCCCCTATTCGTATTTTTTTGGAGGTCTGATCATGGCTACCACCGCATTGGGCATCGCACCGGATTCGAGCGGCGCGGGCGTCACGCCATTGACGCACAGGCAGATAATCCGCGCCCACTGGGCCAACACCGGCATCGTGAGCGGGTTGGACGTTTCGGGTCGAGGCGACCTGACCTACAGCGTCGGGGCCGGCATGGCCGTATGCTCCCGCGGCGACGCGGACGGATACACGGAAGCGTACTGGGCCGGAGGCCAGACCCCCGCCGTGAGCGCCACCGGAAGCCAGCCGCGCATCGACTGCATCTGGATCAGGGTCAACGACCCCACCCAGGGCGATGCCGACAACCATGTGGTCATCGGCGTCACGCAGGGCAACGCCTCCGCCACTCCGTCCGTGCCGGGCGTGCCGGCAGGCGCTACCCGCATAGGCATCCGTCTCATGCCCGCTTCCGCCACTTCCACGTCGGGCAGCACCATGTACCAGTCGGCCACCTACGCGGTTCCCTCCGGCGCTTCGCTCGGCAGGCTCGCCATCGCCCGTTCGACCGCCGACTATCCGATTCCCGAGGACAGGGATCCGGCGGGCAAGATGGTCTACCACCAGTTGCTGCGCATCGACTTCGCGGTGCCGACGAAACGTCTGGTCACCGTCGAATGGAAGGCGTCGGCCACGGTGCCCTCCGGCAGCGGCGACGACGCGAACAAGCCCATGGGCAGTTATTTCATGCAGATTCGCCTGGACGCGAAGGTCATCAACGACACGCCCACCACGAACCCGACCGTGGTCGGCCCCTGCGACGAGATTATGGCGACCCGCTACAGCGCCCCGTACACGGTTTCCTATGACGCCGAGGTCAATGCCGGAGCCCATCAGGTCGCCGTCTGGGTGGCCGGCAACGCCGATGGGCTGACCTATCCGGTCACCATCCACGGCATCCACCAGCTGCGCGTCAGCGATTCCGGGGTGGCGGACTAGTGAGCTGGCGAGCCTACATCGCGGACACCATCACCGGCCAGCTCATCGCCCCCCATCGACATCCCCTCGTTCGCGTGGAGCATATCGGTGTCCGATTCCACGCTTTCCACCACCAAGGACAAAGGCGCCGGCGAATACGACGCCAGCGGCCTGACGCTGCCGTGGACGAGCGTGCCCGGCAGCACTCCTGCGGAACGGGTGGCCATGCTCGCGCAGGACAAGCGTTCCATCGTCCTGTTCTGGAAAACCAGCCTCGACCCGCAGGACCTCGGCACGCCCATCCTCATGGGCTCCATCAGCCCCCGCACCGACTCGTGGCAGGACACCAGCTTCACGCTCAACAGCGTGATGGAGCTGCTGGACTCGCGCATCCTTGTACGAGAGAACACGTACGGCAGGGCGGCGAACAGCACGACCAGCGACGAGTTCACTCTGCACGGCTCGTGGCGGGGCATCGCCGCGCAGGTCGGCTACATGTGCACCGACATGAAGCCGGGAGGCCGACTGCCCATCGACTGGAACAACCGCGGCGAATCGGGAAACCATTCCATGGATTTCAAGGGCTTCGACGCGGGCAACCAGTCGTGCCGCCAGATACTCGAATCCATCGCGAACACCGAGAACGGCATCGACATGCAGTTCCGGCCGTATCTCGCGGGCAACACCGTGCGATTCTCTTTCCAGGCCGCGTCCGACGGCGGCGTGCATCTGGGCCAGTCCACCGTGCATCGGCTCTACTGCCGTCGATACGGCGGCGATCTGGAGAACGTGACCATCGACCACATCGGTCCCGTGATGCGCGTCTATGCCGCAGGTGCCGGCAGCGACAAGGCTCAACTGGGCTATCTGGCCGAGGATCTGAGCCTGTGCCTGCAATCCGACCCATGGCCGTTGAGGGAGATGACCCTCTCCAACACGGACACGGACAAGGCCGAGCAGCTGGCCGCCTCAGCACGCGGGAACCTGAACGCGAACCGGCTGCCACTCATGCAGATCAAGGGCGAAGTCAACGTGAACGACCATGATTCGACCGGACTGCCCGTCAACCCTTTGGGCTCGTTCTGGCCCGGCGAACGCATGGAGATCGCGCTCGACGGCTTCCCCGGCATGAACGACGGCATCTACCAGACCCGTCTCATGCAAATGAGCGGAGACGAAACCGCACAAGTCAAGCTCACCTTCGACGTGATGACCGACCCCATCAGATAAGGAGCCGCACATGGCAGTGCATACCGAAATCGTCCCGTCCGGGGACCCCGCGCTCGGCATCGGACTGGAAGCGTTGAGGCTCGCCCGAATGCGCATGACCTCCAACGCTGGCAGCAGCTACTGGCCGATGGGCGACGGCACTGGAATACTGGCCGGCCAGCAGGCCGGTGACCAAGGGCTCGTGCTGGTGGACCAGCACGGCAACAGGATGCCGCTCATCGACACCACGGAAATCTCGCAGAAGGCCGACGACGCCATATCCAAGGCCAACGCGGCCGTCGACGGCATGGAACAGGTGCGAGAGGACGCGGAAAACGGCGTGAAGGAGGCCAAGGACGCGGCAAGCACCGCGCAATCCACTGCCGCCTCCGCCGCGTCGAAGGCCGACAAACTCGCCACGGAATTGGATGGCACGAAGGCGATCGTAGAACGGCACACGACCAGGTTGGGCGAGGTGGAGACCAAGGTATCCAACAGTGTCGAGCACGCGGACCAGGCGCTCTCCGCGTCAACGCAGGCCATGCAGACCGCGAACTCGGTCAAGACCACCGCCGACCGGGCATACGATGACGCGCGGTCGGCGCTCACCCAGTCCTCCACGGCCGTGCAGACCGCCGGCGAGGTCAAAACCACCCTCGAAACCAACTATTTGTCGAAGAAGGATTCCGACGCAGCATACGCGAGCAAGTCGGAGCTGAAGCAGACCTCGGACGGGATCACCAGCACGGTCGAGAAGACCTATGCGACCAAGAGCGCGTTGGAGGCGTTGCGGAACATCGCGGACAACGCGGTGGAGACGTGGACCGGATCGCAGAAGCCCACCGCGTCGAGCGCGCCCGCCTCGACGTGGGCCACCGACCAGCTGCGGAAGCAGCATGCGGGCGACGTCTACTACGACCTCACGAGCGGCTACTCCTACCGTTGGGGCAGCACGGACGGGAAAACGTATGCGTGGAGCCTGATCAAGGATTCCGACATCACGAAGGCGATAGCGGACGCGGCCAAGGCCCAAAGCACCGCGAACGGCGCGCAGAAGGGCGTGGACAGGCTCGACGCGGACATCCCCGTCACCTACAGCACGAAATCGGAGCTGAGGCAGACCAGCGAGAGCCTGACCGCGAAGGTCACCGAAGCGCAGCGCGTCGGCCAGAGCGCCTTGGACAAGGCATCGACGGTCGAACAGACCGCCGACGGTTTGAAGGCCACCGTCTCGGAGCAGGCGCGGACCATCGAGGGGCAGACCACCACGATCGGCCAATTGACGGCCAAGGCCGATTCATTGACCTCGTCGCTCACGCAGACGAACCGGAACGTGAATATTGCATTGGCGAACAGTGCGGAGCTGATACGCAACCCGGAATGCAATAGCACGCTCGGCAATCCAGATGGCTGGGATGGCGGCATGACCCTATCCGCATCGGGAGCACCGGAGGGCGCTCCGGTACCGACGTACGGCAAGTTCTCCGCACGCGACACGACCACCAGTTTCCGTGTACTCAGACGCGGGCGAACCTACCGGTTCAGTGCATGGATGGCGCACGATTCCACTGCGAAGAAACCTGCAGCCCTCGGCTGCTTCTACCATGAATCTAACGGTAACGGCCGCTGGGATGCGGCGTTCAGAGTGCCGACCTCCCAGTCCGGATGGAAACAATGGTCCGGGGACCTCACGATTCCCAAAGACGCACGGGAGGACGCGATCGTATGGCTTCAGATTGATGGCGCGTTAAACACCGCGGAGGTGACCGGCTGGTATTGCACCCTGCTGAGCATACGCGACGTCACCGAAGCCAAGAACGCGCAGGACACGGCGGATACGGCCATCAGCCGCGCCAGTACGCTGGAACAATCCCTGAACGGGTTCAAAACCACGGTCAGCCAGAACTACGAGACCAAGTCCGACAGTCTGGCGAAGCAGTCCGCGCTGGAACAGTCCCTGAACTCGTTCAAATCCACGGTCTCCAGCACGTACAGCACGAAGAACGAGCTGGATGGGCTGAGCGCGATGGCGTCGAAGACCTGGAGCTTCTGGAAGGACGCGAGCACGAGCCCGCGCAGGGACTGGGTGCGGTTGGGCACGCTCACCTCGAACGGTGACTCGTCGAGCGTGCAGATCGACGTGCTCACCGGCGACGGGTGGAACGGCGGCGCCTGGCAGAACTCGCGACTGTCGATCATGGTCAAGGACTCATGGCAGTCGTCGCCATCCACCAGCGGGGCGTTCGGCGTATCGGTGTTGCGGGAGAACTGCCAGAACGCGCAGGTCAGGGTCATGGCCCTCGCCGCCGACGAGTGCGAGATATGGTGTTACCTGCCGTGGCAGTATGGTTCCGGCCAGTACACGATCAGCGGCTCCTACAAGGCATGGTCGAACAACACGGCCAGCCAGTCCGATGCGCCCACATCTGGCACCAATCAGGATGTCGCCTACCGGCTCAACGCGGAACAGCTCCGAAGCGACGTCGAGTCCACGTACGCGACCAAAAGCAGCGTGGAGCAGACCGCGACGAGCATTAAAAGCTCGGTGTCGGAGACGTACGCGATGAAGACCACGGTGCAGAACTTGTCGACCACGCTCACGCAAACCAAGGAAAGCCTGACCGTCAGCATCAAGCAGGCGCAGACCACGGCGGACACGGCGAACGGGAACGCCGCCAACGCCCAATCCCGCGTCGGCTCATTGGAGGCGTGCATCAGTATGACCTCCTCCGGCGTGAGGGTAGGCCAGATAAAAAACGGGTCGTTCATCGGATACAGCGCGCTCGTGTCCACAAGCGGCAGTTTCCAGGTGATTGACGGCAATGGCAACAAGGTCTCCGAACTGGACAGCGGCGGCGTGTTCAGCTATGTCAACGGTCGAATCGCATGGACCATCAGGGAAGAAGGTGAGACCGTCACGTTTGACTCGAATGCATCACCGCTGAAGCTGGAGTCGGCGGATCTCTTTGTCCCCCGCTACCCCAAGTACTCCAGCAATAACCACCTCGCCTGTCCGGTGTCGGGTCAGTTCAAGGGCGCCACGAACGTGAACGGCGTTGCCGTCATCACGCACAATCTCGGATACATCCCCACCCTGAGCATCACCCCCGGCCCATGGGACGGCATCGGTGAACCACAAGGAAAACTGTTCCGCCCGGTCATATGGGACTGCACAACGACGACTGCCCAAATCCGATTCGTCAGAACCGACACCAACCAGTGGATCGACCGGCAGCCCGTCGCCTTCCACTGGTACGCAATCTGATTTTCGAGAGGAAACATCATGCCAGACAAGACCACGGAACCAGCCATGCAGGTCATCGACCTACGCCCACCGGATGACGGCATCCTCGCCCAAATGCTCCGACTCGGACTCCGGTTCGACCATTCCGACGACGGGTCAAGCCAGTCATGGATAGACCCGGAACGGCAATTGAGAGCCGATTTCGCCGGCGTTGATGCCGAAACCGTTGTTTTCACGGATTTACAGACCCGGCTCTGCACGGAGGTGCCCGCCGCGAATCTGCCTCGAATCTCGGACATCATCACATGGCAATCCGCCCAAGGGTCGGAGGACTGATGGATTGGGACGCGATCATAGGCGGACTCATGTCAAGTCCGCTGCTCCTGCTCGCCATGGCCGTCATCGGCAAGCTATGGCCGGACACGCTTCCCACGTTCTCCACATGGCTCTACTCCCACGTGGATCCCGGAAAACTGCCGTTCGACAGCGAGATGAACGCGCATTGGGCTCAGTCGCGCGAACTCGGTGAACGTCTCGACCGGTTCGAGGCGAACCAGCACGAGGTGCAGAAGGACACCATCAAGAACACTCTGCTGACCCTCATGTCGGATTCGACGCGAGACCACAGCGAGGCGATCCGCTACGAACTCGACAAGCTCAAGGCCATCAACGCGGACTGCTGGGTCGTCGACGCCGCCGAACAATACCTCCTCGACCGCGTGAAACGGTCGTGACCATCAAACCAAAACCCAACAGAAGGAGATCAATCATGGCAAACACCGCCAAAGCCGACCACAAGGCCACCTCGAACATGGCGAAGCTGACGCAGGAGCGAGTCAAGGCCATCGTGCTTTTGATCGTGCAGCTGTTCTCGGTCGTCCAGACCGGCCTGAGTCTGGCCGGCATCAGCCAGCTGCCATTCACCTCTGACCAGGTATCCACCGCCATCACGGGCGTGATCGCCGTCATCACCAGCATCTACGCGTGGTGGCGCAACAACAACATTACCGCCGCCGCGGTCGCCGGCCAGCGGATCACGGATCGCGTCAAGACCGGCGCGCAATCCAGCCTGACCAGCATCGACCCGGAGCTCATGCCCACCGCGATCCAGCTCGACGCGTCGGGCATCGACCCGGACGTGCTCACCCTCATGGCCGCAAACGCCGCCAACGATACCGACGCCAGTGATGTGGAGGAGTCCAAGTGAGCCGCTTCGACCAATGGGCCGCCTCCAACACGGGAGCATGGCGCGACCTCGACGGAGCCTACGGGGCGCAATGCTGGGACCTTTTCTGCGCATTGTGCGTCGACCTCATGGGTGCCAGCGTCAGCGACTGCCATACCGCGCGCTCCGGCAAATGGGCGGGCTGGGCCGGCAGCCTCTACACGGGATTCCCCACCACCGATTGGATCGGCCGGCACTTCACGCGCATCCCCGCCTCGCAGCCCGGTTTGAAGGGCGACGTCATCCTCTGGGGCGGCGACGCCAACCACCCCTGCACTCACGTGGCGATCCTCCTGGCCGACGTGAGACCGGGAGCCAGCCCGTACGTGCTCGCCCAGAACGCGGGAGCGACGATGAACGCGCGCCGCATGTGGGAGACGCCAGCCAGCCTCGGCTATCTGCGGCCGAAGGATCGCAGCTTCATCACAGGAACAACCAACAAGGAGAACAATGATATGAACGGTCTTGCATGCATCGTCCAACTTAACGACGAAAACGGCTTGCACTATTTCGACGGGAGCAGGCTCCACCCGCTCAAGGACCCGGACGACGTGGTCGCGTTGAACATGGTCGCCAAGGCGACCATCGGCCACGACCTGCCGGCCCTCAAGGTCGGCAACAACCGGGCACCGTTCGGCACGCGACTACGCGAAGCAGTCGAAGGCTAA